AACCCTGAAGGCGCCGGCCTTTGTCATTATCTCAGGGCTTTACTACCAGGGCACCCCCGCTACGCTACCCGACCTTACAACCAACTCATACAACCGCGTTGGCGTTATGATTGGCGACACGGTGGCGGGTAACGGATGCGCAATCGGTATTCTGGCCGGGCGCCTGGCATCTGTTCCGGTACAAAGGAATATTGGCAGGGTTAAAGATGGCCCGGTAATTACCTTGACAAACGCTTATATGGGCTCCGCCCTGGTTGAGGCATCAGACGTTGAAAGCGTACATGATAAAGGCTTCATAACCCTGCGCACACACGTTGGCCGCGCCGGATATTACTTCAGCGATGATCTGCTGGCCACACTGCCAACTGATGATTATAATCACCTTACCGCCCGGCGCACAGTAGACAAAGCCTACCGGATTGCCTACGACGCCTGCCTTGGCGAACTGCTTGAGGAAATCCCGGTAAACGACCAGGGCCAGGTATCCCCGCATTATGCAAAGAGCCTTGAGACCCTTGTTGAAAACGCCATAGTCAATTCAATGACCGTAAACGGCGAACTCGGGAATGATCCGGCAAACCAAAACGACACCGGGGTTGAATGCCTTGTGGACGTGACACAGAATATCGTATCAACGGGATACCTGTTGGTAGGACTGCGCGTCAAGCCTTTTGGATATTCAAGATACATTGATGTTAACCTCGGTTTTATGACCGTTAACCAATAAGGAGGCCACCTATGTTTGATTCGAGACAATACGAATTTGCCGACCTGACCCTTGCATTAGGCGGAAGGGTTATAACCGGCTTCAGGGGTATTAAATACTCCAGCAAGCAAGAGAAGGAGCTGGTGTATGGCAAAGGCAACCAGCCGCAAAGCATCCAGAAGGGGAACATATCCCATGAGGGTGAAATTACAATGCTGCAGAGCGAACTGGAAACCCTCCGGCTGGCCGGCAGGGGAAGCGTGCTCGGGCTCAGGCTCGATGCCGTGGTAATATACGGAGACCCGGCGAACGGCGACACCCTGGTAACTGATAAAATCAGGGGGATTGAGTTTACCGAAGACCCGAAGGAGCTTAAGCAGGGTGATAAATTCATGGAGGTAACGCTCCCATTTATCTGCCTGCGCATTGAAAACCAAAAAGCCTGATAACTATGCCGAAATACAAAGGAGAAGTAAACCAGGAGCAAATTGACGCCTGGAAAAAACAGCACGGGGAAGTTAAAGCCCTGATTATCGATGGCCACATCGGTTACCTGAAAAAGCCCGATCGCAAAACGCTTGGTTATGCCAGTACGGTTGGCTCGAAAGACCCGATTAAGTTTAACGAGATTATCCTCAGCAATTGCTGGCTTGGTGGCAGCGAGGATATAAAGACAGATGATTCGCTGTTTTTATCGGCCGGGCAGGTGCTTGCCGACCTTATCCAGGTTAAGGAGGCTGAACTGGTAAATTTATAGAGGCTGTCGGGGTTGGTGGCGGTGATATGGTACGTATAATTAATGCCCAATTGCGCTACTACATGCACATTCCCAACCCCGACAGCTTAACTGATGAAGAGTGGGCCGGTGCACTTCGTGAACTTGAATGGGTAAGGGTTCAGGAAAAAAAGGCAAATGGTGGCTAAGCGGCTGGAAGGTTTGTTAAAAAGTAAATAAAACCAAACGCCGCTAATGCCATAAAATGCGCCACAAGCAAAACAACCGCTTTGCGGTGGTAACTTTTCCAAATAATGGCCGAAAGTATAAATGGGCTGATTGGAAATGCCAGGACAAAAAGAGCGTAAGCCAAAAACCTCAAGTTGAAGATTAGTTGGGAAACTCCTGCTAAAAAAACAAAGGCAAGATAAACATATAGTACGGCCATGCCTGCAAAGATAACAAAAAAGTAGTGCGATGTCAAACACCTTGACTTACATACTTGACCTCCATGAAAACCTTAGCCCAAAGCTTAAGACTATCAATGGTTATAATGATCAACAACTGGCCACATGGGCTAAGGTTCAAAGGTCTGTTGTAAATGCGGCCAGTACTATGAACAATATGGGCCGTAGCATCGGCTCCCTTCAGCAGCGTATTAATGCCCTGAATATGCAAAAGGAGTGGATTCCCACCAGTAACAGGGCGGCCATTCGTGCAACAAACCTTGAAGTGAAATCACTTGAGAGAGAGATTACCAAGCTGAACAACCTTAATGGAGGAAAGCTTAAAAAGTGGCTTGGAGACATAAAAAATTCAATTCCTGGATTTGTCAATCCACTTTCCGCAGCCATTTTAGGTATAGGAAAGGTTATAAAAACGGGGATGAACGCCGAGCTTCAAAAAACTAACTTGCGGACTCTCTTTAAGGGTAACGAGCAGGCCGCGACGGAAATGTATGATAAAATAAGCGGCTATTCCCTTAAAACACCCTATGAGAAAACCGATTTAATCGAGGGACAAAAGCTAATGATGTCTTTCGGTATTTCGGCGAATAAAAGTTTTGATACGCTAGGAAAGATAGGAGACATTGCAATGGGTGACAGCCAAAAGATGCAATCGCTAACTTTAGCTTTTTCGCAGGCGACCTCCGCCGGTAAACTGCAAGGCCAGGATCTTCTGCAGATGATCAATGCCGGGTTTAATCCGCTACAGGTTATAAGTGAAAGAACAGGCGAAAGTATGGAGGCGCTCAAGGATCGTATGTCAAAAGGTAAAATCTCAGCTGAGGAACTTGCCCAGGCTTTTACTTGGGCAACGGACGAGCAGGGGCTGTTTTATAAAGGGGCAGAAAAGGCAAGCTTAACTTTACATGGCAAATTAAGTAATTTAACCGAGAGCCTTTCTGATATTGCTATTGGCCTTTACGATAAGGTGATAAGTCCGCTATTAAGCCCTCTGGTGGATTTGATTAGCAAAGTTTTTACAAAGCTTAAAAATGGTTTTAACTGGTTAACAGATCAGTTTAGCAAAGGAAACGTAATTTTATATGTTACTGCCGGACTTATTGGAGCAATTACTTTGGCATATATCGCATTTAATACATGGCAAAAAATTACAGCCACTTGGACACAAATCATTACTTTCTTTAAATACGGTGAGGCCGCGGCCTGGTGGGCGGCTACCGCTCCCATGCTGGCGACCATAGGAATTATAGCTGCTATAATAGCGGTGATAGCTGCTGTGGTTGCATCAATCATTTATGCCGTTAAACATACTGAGGGGTGGGGCACTACATGGCAGAATATAACTACTTATATGGGGCTGGCCATAGAGCTTTTCAAGAGTAAAATCGCGCTACAGTGGATGTTGATAAAGAATGATTTTATCACGGGATTTGAGGTAATTGAAAAAGGCTGGTACAAATTACAGTCATTATGGGATAAGGATGCCGCAAATGCTGGGCTCGCAAAGATACAGGATCAACGTGATAAACGAGCCTCCGAAATTGCCGCCGCGGCTGGCAAAACACAGGCTATCCGGGAGCAAATGAGCAAAATGAAGGTATGGGAAGTTAAAACGGACGGTACCTCCTTCATTGATTTTATATCTGGTGCGGCCAATAAAGTTAAAACAGGGCTTGGCATAAACGGGGGAATTGCCAGTCCTACAGTTCCAGGGGCCGATTTCAGCCCCGGAAGCGGCGACGGCGCCGGCGCGGCATCGGCGGTAACAAACAACGTTACCGCGGGTGGGACAAGGAATACCGACATTAACATCCACATCGGTAATATGGTTGAGAATATCAATTTCGATGGGGGAACCGCTGAAAACGCCCAGGACATTGAGCAGCGTTTCACGGAGCTTCTTTTAAGGGCACTGAATATGGCATACGCAACCGCATGACAAAGGTAATTGCCACCGGGATCAGTTTACCGCCGCTCACTTTCAGCGGCAAGGTTGTTATTGTTAACTATGCCTCGTCCGGAACGTCAGTTGAGGTTGACGGCAATACTATTGTTACGCAGCAATATCCATGCACGCTGCGCGCCCCGGGACTTCCTGATTTCACATTTCCGGTTGACCCATTTATAGGGCTGCAACTGCGCAATATCATCACAAGACGTCGTGTGGCAAAAGGCACAAAGCGAGGCACCGTTAAGGAGCGCTGGACTGAGGACGATGTTGAAATAAGCATCTCCGGAGTACTTCAGGGCGCCGATCAGGCTTACCCTGCTGACGCGGTTGCGGCGCTGCAGCGGTACTTCGAGTACAGGGGCGCTATTGAAATTGTTTGCGCAATTGTAAACGACCGTAACGTGCAGAGCATAGTTATTGAAAATTTTGAGCTGCCCCACACAAAGGGGGGCGAAAACCAGGCTTATCAGATTAAAGCTTACTCTGATGATGTGTTTGACCTTTTAATTGACAACAACAATGTTTGATATCAGCTGGCTTATAACCGTGGGTTCTTTTCGCCTCTCGATGCTCGATAGCGTTGAGGTGATCCGCTCTGTTGAGCAGCTGAGCGATACTGCAGTTATTGTTCTGCCCGGATCAGTATTTAACAAGGCCATTGAGGTTGAGCAGAAAATAAAGCGCGGCGATAAGGTAGTAATTAACCTGGGCTATGATGGCAACCTGGTGCGCGAGTTCGACGGGTACCTTGACTCCATATCAACCGATGACGGATCAATAAAGCTTAACTGTGAGGACTCATTGTACCTGCTCAAACAGCCGGTGGCCGATAAGGAATTCATTAATCCGGATATCAGCGATATTTTAAAGTACATCGCCGGCTCCTTTACGGTGGTGTGTGACTATAGCTTCAGGTATGATAAGTACGTGATTAAAGGGCAAACAGCTTACCAAGTGCTTAAAAAGCTTCAGGAAGAAACAAAGGCGAATATATACCTGAAGGAGTCTGTCCTGCATGTTCACCCACAATACTCGGAGCTGTTCGGATCATCCTCGTACAGCTTCCAGGACAACATTGAGAAGAGCAGCCTGCAGTATAAAAATGCCGAAGATCGTAAACTAATAGTAAACGCCGAGGGTAAAGGGAAAGACGGAAAGGTGATCCGCGAAACGGTGGGCGAGTCGGGCGGCGATTCAATAACCCTGCGCATCGATGGGGTAAGCGACCGGGCAACATTGCGCAATTTGGCTACAGAACAGCTAAAAGTTAAAAGCTATACGGGTTACTCCGGGTCATTCACCGGATGGCTGATTCCGTTTTGCGATGCCGCCTACAAAATATATCTCGACGATGCAGACTACAACTTCAAAAGCGGGGCCTACTATGTGGTTGAGGTAAGGACAAAAGTATCAAGGTCGGGCGGAGAACGCGAAATAAAAATTGGAAAAAGGCTATGAGCGGCAAGGCTAAAGAAATAAGGGAGGCAATTCAGCGGATATCATCGAACGGCAATACTCCGTCTGCAATTTTTGTCGCTGAGGTTATCAGCTCAACCGATCAAGACTGTAAGGTCAGGGTTGGCGACCTGGAGCTGACGGGCGTTAACCTCCTCAGCGTTGTTTCAGAGGGCGATCTTCTTATAAAGCCTGTGCCGGGTAGTATGGTTACCGTCATTGACTTTAGCAGGGGGGCATTTCGCGATTTGTGCGTTGTAAAGGTAGACCGGCCTGAGCTTATCCGGTACAGCCATCAGTCGCTCGCCTTTGAGCTTGACGGGAAGAGCGGTAAGGTGGAGATAAGCGGTAACGGTGTCAGCCTGCGCGGCCTGTTTGAGTCCCTCTCCGGCCTTATTAAAAGCCTGAAGGTTGCAGTGCTTGCGCCTAACGCGCCTTCGGGGACTATTACCCCGGATACGCTGGCCCTTGTAACTGAATTTGAAACGAAATTTAAACAGCTTTTAAAATGATCCGCAGGTTCGACATAATGTTGCTGGGCGCCGACTATGATCTTGCCATTGAGAACGGTGATTTTATAATCGGTGAAGGCCTCAACCAGCAGGTGGCCTTGCTGCTTCTTGCCGGGCCGGGTGATATTCGCCACGCGCCAGGGCTTGGGGTAGGCCTGCATAATTATACGCTCGATGAGAACCCGGCCGACCTTAACCGGAACATCAGGCTAAATTTCAAAAAAGACGGGCTTAGGGTAAACAAGGTTATGCAATCAACAACTGAACTTACAATCGACGCCGAGTATGACAATGTCTAAAATCATAAAGGTTCAAAGGGGCCAGTCGTTGGTTGACCTTGCTATTCAGGAATACAAAGCCGTTGAAGGCATGTTCCTGCTGATGCTGGCCAACCAGGAGGTAGTTACCTCCCTTACAATTGACCTTGAGCCGGGTACTCCGCTGAAAGTATGGCCGGTGAAAGTTGTAAAGGAAATAGCCGAGCGCACGGAGAGTCTTGCCCCATATCTGTCGGTGCTTATGCAGTGGATTACCGCGCTGGGTGGTGGTACGGGAGGCGGAACCGGTGGCGGTCTCAACGATGGCGATTATGTTCACATCCGCGGAGATGAGGTTGTAAGTGGGATTAAAACATTTGTCAACACAATAAAAACCTCGGAAATTGAAGAAATTGCCGACGAGGGTGTAAGTGTTGAGGGGATTTACATGAAGGATGGCGTTTTAGACGCCGGTACATTTTGACCGTTGAAATAACTTTTAAAACACATTGCAATGAGCATTATCAAAGTAAAACGCGGGCTTGCCGCAAATCTGCCCACAACGGGCATGAATCCCGGGGAATTTCTGTTCGCTACCGACACCGGCGACCTGTATATCTGCCAGTCTGCAACAGTAAAAATACTGCTCGCAAAAGGTACTGACCTCGGCTTATACCTGGCCAAAGCCCAGAACCTGGCAGATGTACCTGATAAAGCCGCTGCGCGCACAAACCTTGGGGTTTACAGCACTACCGAGGTTGACCAATTGCTTGCTGGCCTGCGGTGGAAAGACCCGGTAAGGGCCTGCACAACTGCGAATATTACCCTCAGCGGGGCGCAAACTATTGACGGGGTTTCATTGGTTGCCGGTGACCGTGTGCTGGTAAGGGCACAAACCGACGCAAAAACAAACGGCATTTATGTTGTTGCATCAGGCGCATGGACAAGGGCAACCGACGCGGACTCAGCAGCTGAGCTGCTAAACGCCGCTGTTTTTGCGTCACAGGGTACACAGTATGCTGACACCGCATGGGTTTGCACCACCGACAGTATTTCCATCGGAACCAGCAACATCACGTTTGTACAATTTGCCGGTTCAAGTACTTACCTCGGAGGTTATGGCGTTGATATCACCGGCAATACAATAGACCTTAACCTTGATGAGCTGGCATCTGATACTGCGATGGTCGGTTCTGATCAAATTGTATTCATTGACATCAGCGCATCAGGTACTGCGAGGTATAAAAAAATAACCCGTGATAATTTTTTGGCCGGGCTGGGTATTACAAGTGATACATACCAGGTTAAGGTTCTGGCCCCGAGTACGCCAAATTATCTTGATGCGGTTGTTACCGCCACCGAAGGCGTGCAAAAAGCAAGCGCGGGCAGCACCATGACGATTCGCCTGGATGTAAATGCACTGGCAGCCGAGGCCGGGATAGACCCAAACCTTGACATGGTACCAACCTATGACTCGTCGGCAGGTGGGCACCGGCGCGCAAGCGTTAACAATCTTATTGCCGATGCAACGATAGACGGGGGCAGCT